AACTCTAGTGCGGGTCTTTTTCTTATCTATTGAGGTGTATAGTTAAGTTGGATTGGTTTTATACCAACCCTTCCCCTCTGGGTGTTATTAAACCTCTATCGATTTATTAATTTACTTCACTTAGATATAATTTTTCAGCACAATCCGCTTTACTTCAGCTATTAGCTCTAGTTTTAGTGACGTTTTCTTGGATTTTTCCTAGATGTTCTTTTTGAAGGAAAAGTAACAGCTAACCCTTGTGAATGCTTTCCCTCCCTATAAATTCTTTACCGAAGACTCTCTGTAAAACACTCGAAGCATTGTCATCACTGAGTTATAATTGATAAATAATTGGATAATTATTGTTAATTATAAACAGATTCAACACTGATTTCAGTGGCAAAGAAGAGATTAATAGTTTTACTTAAGGTTTAGGAAACAATAGAGAAGACAGGTGATATTGCTTAATTGCGCAAGGACCAATGTGTAATATGGACAAGTGTAACAATTTAACAAATAATGATTTTTTAGTATTTTATTTTAAACATAACAAATTAGTCAAAGTTAGTAAAAAGACATTTAAAGTTTTGAATGGCCCCGTAATTGTTTTGAATAAGGGTCAAACTAAAATTAAGATATTTGAAAATGAAACAACTAGACAGCGTGCACGGCATATAATTCAATCAAGCTTCAAGGCACAAAGTATCTCCCAAGTGTTCAATAGTGTTATAGGAATTTTATCTTTATCATCAAAAATTGCAAAAATAAACCCTCAATTAGTTATGAGAATAACGAACTTAGGATTGCGATTGATAGATCTTATATGTAATAACACATCGCAATTTAACGTTCTTTCAATTTTGACTGAACTTTATTGCATACAATTAGATTTTGTTGGCCAAAGTTTTTTCAGCGATTTAATGAGCGGAATAAGTAATTTTCTTCCTACCAAGTGGTTGACAGTTGTTAAATTTCTTCAAAACAGAATTTTTACTCTAGATAATATTTATTTGCTTATTAATCTGTTACTCGAGTGGGTCGAGTGTATTGCATCCAAGTTGGGTTTATCTCAAAGTGTAGTTGATACCCAAATTAAATGGATTCGATCTCAGATACCTCCTATCGGATTTTTGGATTTTAAAATTAAACTTGTACAACTGCTTAAGCAAGGAAGAGATGTCCAAATAGTTTTGTCTACTCCCCATCTAGTAGACGACATAATAGAATTTGGTAAGAATATGAAAGTCGAAGATAATCCATCTTTCGCTTATGCTATCAATTTATGTATGAAAGATAAAAGTTTACAAAAGATGTTAGACGATTTCTCTATATTGTATAAAACTTGTGTTCAATCTAAAAATGTTAGCAGACAAGAACCTTTTATGATGGTGTTTGAAGGCTCGCCAGGTTGCTTTAAATCAAGATCTATGACACTGTTGATTAAAAGTTTGGGTAGATCGGTCTATTCACATGTTGTCCCTGCCACCAAGGATACAGATAAAGATTTTTATGATACTTATGCCAATCAAGAAATTTTTTATATGGATGATGTTGGACAAATGGGTGTAGGCCAATGGCGAAAGGTTATGAATTGGGTTTCTTGTGTTCCTTTACCTTTACAATGTGCAACTGCTTCCCTTAAAAATACAAAATTTTTTACGAGTACATCCATTCTCTGTACTACCAATTGTTTTAAAAATTTACATACCATTTACAGAGATGATTGTATAGCCGATCTAGGAGCTCTACATAGACGAGGAGTGGTTGTAGACTTTTACAGTGCTAGGGGGTTGCCTAATGGTGATTTGTCAGGTTCTGTGAGTGTTGAATTTTTCAACCTCAAAGAAAAAAGATTCGTGCGTGAATATCCTGCACACTATTCATGGCCAAGTTCACTTCCTTTAACCTTTGTGTGTGATGACCAATTTTCCTGGTCAAAATTTATTGGTTGGTTGCGGGCATGTTTTCTGGTTATAGAAAACAATAAAAAATTAGAAACAGGTAAAACAGATTTATCTTTTATTTTAAAAGCAGCTGTTGAGGAATCTCAAAAATATTTAGCTCAAAATTTGTTATCAGATGTAAATTATATAGACTCGCAAATTCTTAAGAGTAGTGCGTTAGAAACTATGGTTTATGATACTGCAATTGATAAACTACGTCGTTTACTGGCTATAGAGGATAATTATGGAGAACCTGAAAAAGAATTACATGGTATACGACAGTTGTATGAGATGTTGCGAACTTCTTTTATTAATATAACCACCATCCTCTCTGATTGGCAATCTCAGACGCATAATATTATAATGTATTCACTATATGCTTTAATTAGTTTAGTAACCATATGTTGCTTATGGCAATGCTTAAGACCGTTGTGTAAAAGTGGTACTGATATTTCTACTTGGTCAAGATCAGATCTTGAAGATTATTATAAACAAAATAATTGGTTAAGTGAATTTAACGTTATAGAGAAGGTGGCTGCCTCTTCACAAGAAATTGCCATTTCCAATGCCTGTGGTAAATGCTTATTATCTCACACAAAAGGCACAACTCAAGTTTTTGGTGTTAGGTCAGGTAGGCACATAATAGTTCCCTACCATACAATAATAGGTGAGACCAAAGTAGAAGTTACAATGACGATTAAAGACAATGTTGTTTACGACAAATTACCTTGTGTTGTTGATTATTGTAACTCTGATGAAGATGTAGCATTGTTGCTAATACCTAAGTACAATCCTATTTCTGCAAAAGTCATTCCTTTGGGAGGAAACAAAGCAACAACACTTTTATTAGAAAACAAAATAGTCGCGTTGTCAACTGTAGAGAAAGAAGATAAATATGGTAACATAAAATATATTGCAGCCTTGTGTCCGGAAAAACCTTTTGTGTCCAAACAAGGTACGAGAGTTATGTATAATATTCAAGCTCCAGGCATGTGTGGATCACCAGTTGTGGATAGTCAAAATGGTATTATGGGTTTTCATGTTAGTGGAAATGCTCATTTAGGTCTCGGTTTCTCATCATTGTGGTCTGATAACGTATTAAAATCGATAAAAGATATCATCATAAGTAAAGCCAGCGGGTTAATACCTTTAGATGAGAAGGGTTCTTTATCTGGACTGAATGTCGAGGTTGTTGAATCGAAATATTCTTCGTCTGTTCCTAAAGTTTCTTCTATAGCCCCTACTGAGTTTTTAACAAATATAGAAAAAGTAACACGATTTCCGTCAGATTTACAACTCTTTGGCACAGGTACTGTTATAGAGGTTGCAAAGAAATCTATGCAGAAGACAGGAATAATCTCTCGAGATCAATTAGAATTTTGTAAAAAAGTTTTGCGTAGTTTAGTTAAACCCTTTGGCTTGTTGTCTGATGAACAAGTTATCAAAGGGACTCCTCTGTTGGCAGGTTTAAATAAAAAGTCCACAAATGGGATAGGTTTTCCGGGATCTAAAGACAAGTATGTTGACTTCGAAAAAGGAATATTTAAGTCGTCTATAAATCAAGTTGTAGAGGATGAATATAGTAAACTGATACAAGGCGAATATACCGTTGATCTTTGGACATGGGCTGAAACTCTTAAAGATGAACTGAGAAATGAAGAAAAAGGAGGTGTACCCCGTAGTTTTCGCGTAGGTACAATAGTAAACCAGGTTTTAACGAAGCGAGTGTTTGGGAAAATGGTGGAACATATTATTGAAAACAGACGCTTTAATAAAATAATGGTCGGCATGAACCCCCTTAAAGAATGGGAATCTATGTTTAAAAGTATCTCTAACAATCCCACTTTTGCTGGAGACATAGGAAGTTGGGACGGAAAGATGATTCCTCAATTGCAACATTTAGTCACGGAGGAATTATCTAAGCTAAGTGCAGTTCCACTTGCAGCTGAGATTATTTTAGGAAATTTAGTTAACACTCCAGTTGTTATTTTAAATAAAAACGTAGTGACCACTCACTCCATGCCATCAGGATCTTTTCTTACTGCTATTTTGAATAGTATTATCAATAGGTTATATACTGCCGCTTGGTACTACCAACAAGTACCAAATCCTACTTTGAAAGATTTTGAAACTTGTTTGGAAGATTATGTTTATGGGGATGATAAAGTGGTTGTTGTTAAAAGCCATCATGACCGATTAAATGCTTTAACAATGACTAAATTCTTTCAAAATTTGGAAATGGATTTTACACACTCATTAGACAAGAAAATTAAAATTGATTCTCCCTTTCAAAAAATTTCAGAAATAACTTTTCTTAAAAGGAGATTTAGTTTTCATCCTGTTTTAGGAATTTCTTGTCCTTTAGATTTAAGAACTTTGGACAACACTATTTATTTTTATGATACTAATTCGGACTATGAAAGTTGTGTTAGAGGAAAATTAGAATCTATTTGGCGAGAGTTACATCTACACAATAATTATTTAGAATTAACAACTTTATTTTTGGAAAAAGTCAAAGATTCTTCTGTACCTTGGACCCGTCTAAGTGAAGAAGCTATTTTTGATTGGGTTTTTAGCTTTGACCCAGATTTTCTAATTAAACATTATTAAATAAAGGAAATACTTAACTTAGTTTCACCTATAACCAAGTTAGCACGATTCCGATAAAATCATAGGGACCCGGAGTAACTGATGGAAATAAGTTATTCTGTAATATTTCCACAAACAATTCTTTCGATGAGGCTTTATCTCAAGCCAATGTTAAAAATGAGATGACTTTAATAGAAGAGGAGGAATTACAGAGTGTAGAAATACATGAAAGTAATTTTCTTTCAACTATTCGTACTCGTAATCTGTTAGAAACAGAAAATATTTATGATCACTTTCCAGACTTACCTAGTGGGTATGAAAAATTAAAAATGGATTTTTCCAAAATGATAGGTAAACCATTTTATGCAGGAAGAGTAACTTGGCAAACTACTGACCCTATTGGTACTTTGGTCCGCAAGAGAGTACCCAACGACTTATTAGTAAGCAGATTGGCTAGAATTCCTTTTCAGTCTTCTGCATTATACAGAGCTAAGATGTCCGTAGTGCTACAAGTATCAGGAACTGTATCACATCAAGGAACCATGCTAGTTTCAGCATACCCAGGTCGGACTGACCTAGTTCCAGTTTCCACAGTAGGGTGGAATTCAGCTTTGTGTGCTCCACATGTTTTTCTTCATCCAGGAAGTTGTACGGCAGTTAAATTGCCGATTCCATTTTACCAAAGTTCGCCATTAGCCATGACAGATATAGATGGCAATACTTTTCATAATACTTTTAATGGACCAGATATTGCCAGTTTAGATTTTGCAATCCTTAATCCTCTAGCGTCGGGGGCGGGATCGACTTTCGTGAATATTGGTATATATTTAGTGTTTGATTATCTAGAATTTTACGTGCCACATTATGATCCTGATTGGGCAGCCCAAAGTAAAACTTTTTCCAAAACCATTAGTAATGGAGCAGATGGTTTGGTAAAATTAGGAAAATCGTTTACAGGGGATCTTATAGACTCTTTGAGAGCTGGCTTTAAAGCCCTAACTGGGTTACACAACCCTAACCAAGTGGGTGACTCTTCTCGACAATTAGTTTCCATGAGAGCCCATAACAACGTCGTAGATGTTCCTACACAGTATGAAAGATTAGACCCTTTTGGTTCGTTTAATAGAGTGGTAGATTATCCCGTTTTTAATACGTTAGTAGATGAAATGGATTTAAGATACTTATTGAGCAAACCCCAGTTATTGTCAACAATAACGGTTGATAACAAAACTGCTTCCGGTAGTGTTATTTTCGCTAGGCCAATTTGCCCTTATCAACAAGCTTACGCTTTAAACGCTACATTTCCCGGAGTAGAGCCAACAAGATTAATGGTTAGTGATGCTCTTAACCAAAATTTGTCTCTCATGGCACATTATTGGAGAGGAACAATTAAGATTCACATCCAGTCGAACATGACTTCTATGCATTTTGCTAGGTTGGCAGTAGCAAGAAACTATTCTCCAGTGCCATCACAAATAACAAAACTTCCCACATTGGATTCTGTAGGAAACTTGCCTTTTGATATCCTGGAATTTTCCGGTCCAGGTCAAATTCATACTATAGAGTTACCTTTCCTGAGTTCTATGGATCGTCTCCCAACTCAGTGTACTGGATTTGGAGACAATGGTAATTTCTTAGGAGCATATTATATTTATTTGGAATCACCGTTGGTTAATTCCGGAACAGTTTCTTCAAGTATTAATTTTAATATATACATGTCTTTTGGAGATGATTTCCAATTATTCGGTTATAATACCACACCGTTTGCTATGCCTATAAGACAAGGAACAACGCATGCCATAGTAGTACCAGATTGGAAAAGACCTAACACTAGAGACGACTTTGAAGCTCAATCTGAGATTTTAGTAACACCTGTAGAAAACCCCGTCCTTATTAATACTCCTAGGTTAAACAAGCCTGTCAATGTCGGTGATGTTAGGCCCATAGAGAGTATTAGAGACTTTATTAGAAGACCAGTTATAGTATGTAACGATATTTATGACTTTGGTGAAGTCAAACATCCAGATAGAGTTGCTTATTATGATCTGGCTTATTTAATGGGTCAAAGGTTTAATGCGCGTTGTTTAGATCAAAGTGAGTTCATTACACCTTTAGTCAATAATAATACCGCGACGTGGAAGACTATTAATAATCATGCGTTTATTAATCAACTCTTTTTAGGAGCAACTGGAGGTGTCAAGTTGAAAATTATAGTTAATGGAACTAACACTGCCAAAGTACATTATTTACCACCTAAGTATGAAATAACGAAGAATTATGTTATTAGAGAAGGAGGTACGTTTCCTGAAGTTTATTCTGGAATTGGGTTGAAACCTCAAAAAGTTAGAATGGTAGAAGATACTAGTTTATTGATTCCTGAGTATCAATATGTACAAAATATTCCTTTTAGTCCTTTTAACTATAGCGTAATGGAATCTATACAGTTAAATTCTGTACAGGGTTATAGAAATCAAAACACATCTGGATCTATGACAGTTTGTTCTGAATCTCCAACTTACAACAATGGCGATTTAAATCACAGCATTGCCGCAGCTAATTTTGTCGGCGAGAAAGCTGTTTCACAACAGGCGGCAACATCTATTCTAGACGTTGAAATTCCTAACATTTCCAATTTTAGATTTATAGGTGATTCATCTAAGACTATGAATCTTACTAACGTTTCGGGAATGAATACTTCCACTAGTAATATGGGTCATTTGGCAGTATATTTAGGTGCTACTGGAGATCATGAAGCAACTGTACCTCCTAATAGAATTTCCATTTGCATAATCGCTTCATATGACGATACTTGCCGTATGGGATATCAAACGTACTCACCTTTGATTACTTTAGAACCAGTAGTAATTAGTGATAAAGTACATCAATCACAATCCTCAATTAATACTCCCTACCTTAGACCTTCTGAAGGAACTAATGCAGAAAATAATACAGCCCCCAACAACTGGCGACCTTGGTCAGGATCTGTTTGGATTGGTTAATACAGTCTTATTTTGCGGGGACTTTAAATATACGCTTTTAATAGATACACGACGCACTTTTGTATCTAGTCCC